CCGCCGACCGAGGCGGGGCCCCTAGGGGTTTTGGTTAATAGTGCGCTTGCTGCCTACTTTGCCGCGCGCCGCGCTGATGGGGTTAATATCGAGGCGGGGATTTTGCGCACACTGGGGTACTCTCGGGTTGAGGCGGTGCGGGCGCGTTCGTTTGCTGGGGTGTTTGGGGCGCGGCTGCTCGACTCGATCAAGACTGATGAGTTGGCCAATTGGCTCGCCCGTTCGTTTCCCCATCCGGTCTCGCGCAATACGCATCGTAAGCGGGTGGTGGCGTTTTTTCGCTGGTGTAAGCGGCGCGGGCTACTGGCGCGCGATCTGCTTACTGCCGCAGAGCTTACGGATCGGGCACAGGAGCCCGCGCGGCCTATTGGCCTAATTACTGCCGCGCAACTGGCACAGGTCTTTGAGTTGGTGTCGGGGCACTTGCCCGATGATATGCCGGCCTTATGTTTGGCGGCGTTTTGCGGGATGCGCCGCGCCGAGGTGCATGGGCAGTGCTGGGAGGATATTGATTGGGCGCGGGGTAACTTAAGGGTCTCGGCGGCTAAGCCGCGTACACCGGCGCGGCGGATTGTGCCGTTACCGGCGGTGGCGATGGCGTGGTTGGAGGGCGCGGGGCGAAAGCCATTGGCCGCCGGGCCGGTGTGTGCTGGCCTGGCTTTGGATCGGATTCGCCGCCTGTGCCGCGCGCACGGCCTGCCTTTGGCGGCCAATGGCTTTCGCCACTCGTGCTTGTCGGCGCAGGTGGAGCTTACGGGCGACTTGGCGCGCACGGCGTTCGAGGCGGGCACAAGCGTGGATATGCTGCATCGCCATTACAGGGAGCTGTTAACGCGCGAGGAGGCTCGCGGGTGGTTTGGGGTCTGGCCGCGCTCTCATGAACTTACCTTAGAAAATCCTTAAGCTACTAATTATAATCACTATGGAACGTAAATTTGGGAAAATAGATGGGGCCCTTTTTCTGCGCGATGAACTCAGTAGCGACGCCTTGCTGCTGGCCTGTTATCTAAACACCTGTCGGCAGTCTAGCTACATAGGTTGTTACCGTTGCCCGGTGGGCACGGTGTCCGAGGATATAAGACTGTCGGCTTTGCGCGTGCGACGCGCCTTTGCTGAGTTGGAAGCCGCCGGGCTTGTGCGCCAGTTCGGTAAAATGGTGCTTTTGGTCGGCTTTTTGGAGCTTAACGCGATTGATAATGGCAGTGTGGCGACCAATCGCTATGCCGAGTTTGTCGAGCTGCCCGAAGGCCCCGCAAAATCTGCCTGTGCCGGTGAGCTGCTTGCCCACTGTCGGCACTGGACTGTGAGCCAGCGCGCGGCCCTAGAGGGCTATGTGGGGAGTGTGAGTGCCGACACCGTGCCCGACACCGTGCCCGACACCGTGCCCGACACCGTGCCCGACACCGTGCCCGACACCGTGGGGGGGGAGAGAAGAGAGAAGAGAGTAATACCTAATACCCCCCATAGCCCCCCACCGGCTGCGGCTTGCGCCGAGCCTCTCGGGGGGCGGCGTGGATTTTCTTCTGCTCATGTTTTTCCCGAACCTACCAAGGCTAAGCCGCACGCTCCGCTGGAGTTGGTCACGGCGATTTTGGTGGTGACGGGTAACGACCCTGCCAAGGCGACTGTGCCCTTGTTGCGCGACGCGAGCCGGTCGGTCGCTGCCGTGCTGGCAGTCGAGCCGGACTTGTCGGCTGAAAGCCTTGCGGCTGCCAGCCAAGCCTATCGGCGAAAGTACCGTGACTGTGTGATTAGCCCGCGCGCTTTGGCGCGCAATTGGGCGAATCTAGCGGGCACGGTGTCGGGCGGCGGGGTTGACACCGTGAGGGACACCGCTGCGCGGGTTAATCCGTATTGTGCGCCCCCGCCTCGCTGGCGCGAGGTGCTTAGTACGCAGCTCGGGCATGAGGATTGTTCGGTATTGGAGGGCCGCGAGTGGGCGAGTCTGTCCGTTGATTTGCGCAAGCGCGTGCTTGTCGAGCTGGCGGCGGCGCACGCCGCCGAGCGTGCGCTTGCCCCGCGTTTGGGCGTGGCGGCCACAGGGAAAGGCGGTGCGCGGTGAGTGCCCCCTCGAGATTGCCTGGCGAGCTGCCGCACAGCCCGGAGGCCGAGGCGCACGTCCTAGCCTGTTGCCTAATCGATGGGGCGAGCGGCGAGACGATTTCCCTGTGCGTATCGCGCGGGCTTAGCCCTGCCGCGTTTTACGATGCGGGCTATTCGCTGCTCTACGAGCGCATGGTCGCGCTCTACGAGGCGCGCGGCCAAGTCGATATTGCCGTCCTCGCCGAGGAGCTGAGCAAGAAGGGCGAGCTGGATCGTATTGGCGGCGCGGCGGCTCTGTCGGAGATCGTCGGCTTCACCTCCTCGACCGCGCAGGCGGCCTACTTTGTCGAGCGCGTGGCCGAGCTGCATCTATTGCGCGAGCTTGTCCGCGTCGCCGACTCGGCCCGCCATGCCTGCCTCACCCATGCCGACGGCTCGGTTGCCGAGCTGGTGGATAAGGTCGAGCACGACCTATTCGAAGTCTCGCAGAAGCGCATCCGTGGGGCTGCGCCCACCTCGTTCGCGGCGCACGTCGAGGAGGGCATGGCGGTCTTCGCGCAGATGCAGGCACGCAAATACTCGGTGACGGGGGTGCGCAGCGGCTTTCGCGATCTGGACGCGCTGACTTATGGCTTTCAGCCGGGCGAGATGGTCGTCCTCGCTGCGCGGCCTAGTATGGGCAAGACCGCGCTTGCGCTGGGCTTTGCTGAGGCCGCCGCGCTGCCCCCTGCTCGTGCGGATTTAAGCCCCGCGCCGACCCTTATCTTCTCGCTAGAGATGAGTGCTCAGCAACTCGCCCAACGCATGCTCTGTAGCCGCGCACGGGTTAACATGCACCACCTGCGCGAAGGCTTCATCGCCCGCGTAGGTGCGGGGCAACTGGCCCTCCAAAGTGCCGCCGAGGAGCTCAAAGCGGCCCCCCTGTTTATTGACGACTCTTCGCAACTGTCCGTCATGGAGCTGCGGGCTAAGGCTCGCCGCGTGCATCAGAAAACGCCCCTCGGCCTCATCGTCGTCGACTACCTCCAACTGATGAGCCCGAGCGACCCGCGCGTCCCCCGCGAGCAACAAGTCGCCGAGTGCAGCCGTGGGCTTAAAGCCCTAGCCAAGGAGCTGCATGTGCCCGTCGTTGTGCTCTCGCAGCTCAACCGCGCTGCCGAGCGCGACGGGCGCCCCGCGCGCCTAAGCGACCTACGCGAGAGCGGGGCCATCGAGCAAGACGCCGACCTAGTGCTCCTCCTAGGCCGCCCCCCCGAAGAGCAAAAAGGGGGGCGTGGTGGCGAAGGCTCGGCGGCTCTGGCGGCGGCAGGCCCTCCCCCTGCCGAGCTCACGATTGCCAAGCACCGCAACGGCCCCGTCGGCGAGCTTAAGCTTACCTTCCTTAAAGAACTCACCCGCTTCGAGAATTACCACGCCTAACGCGTGGTGCTACAAGAAAAGCAGAACAACAACAGCAACAACAACACTAAAATCCCATGACAACAATAGTTCCCCCCCAAATGACAGAAGAAGAAGAGAAAGACTGCCGCCTATTAAGGGCCGTAAACGAAGCAAGGCGCATGCGGGAAGGCTACGGCGTAAGCACTTCTCTAAACCAACCTATTGAGGTAGCCACCCCGTTTGAATACGTCACCGGCGATGCAGTGAGTATTTATATAGACTACGCGCCTGAAGGCCAAGGCCTAGTTCAGATTCATGATAAAGGCCGCCTTTCTGAGTTTGTTTTCGGCATTTATAAACCCATTTTAATGAGCCGCTGGGCTGAGTTATTAACCCTTGTAGACAAGGAAGCCTCTACTATTGGGGCAAAAGTGTATTGCCGCAAAGGACTCGTTTTCCTCAGCTCTATTGAAGGCTTAAAGCGAAACTTTGATAGGTATATTAGCCTAGCTCTGCGCTTAGACGGAGTCGTAGCCGCCTTTTTTGGGCTTAAGGAACACGGCGAAGGAGGTGTGAAATGACTGCACTTGCAACTCTAGGCGCACCCGCTGCCGTGCGCGCGGTCGAATCGTCCCCGCCCGACTACGTGCGCATGGCTGAAGAAATCTGCAAAAATGCGGTGCGCGAGAAGCTCTGGAAAAACCGCGAATTTACGACCTACGAATTTCGCTACGCCGCACGCCGCACGGATTGTAAAGCAGGACTCGCACGAGAGTATCGCCACGAAATCGTAGACTTCCTGCCGCATTTCTTGAAGTTGCGGCCCGAGATACACACAGATGATTTAAGCACCCTCCCTCGATTCATCAAAGAGTGCGCGGTATGCTTCGCGTATATCTTTGCTCTCGATAACAGAGACCCCGCCGCACTGCATCTTGATGATGATAAGGACAAAGTTTGGTTATTGCGCGATGAGGTAGGGGGAGTCGCAGCGCGCATAGAAGAGCTACAGTGCGACCTCGACGAAGCGCAATCGAGTTACGACCAACTAGTGCGCGAGGTAGAAGCCCTCGAAGAAGCCGAGGCACAGGAAGGAGGTGTGCGATGACTCCCGCTCGCCGCGCGAAAGCCCCCGCCCCCGCCGCCCCGCCCGCACTTAGCGAACCCATGCTCCAGGAGCTCGTAAGCGACTACTATTTAGCCCAAGTTGCGCGGACGCGTATTGATTATATTGATGCACATAGGGAGGGCCTCATCACGACCCCCTTTGAGTATAGCGACGGCGGGCGTATCGAAGTCGAAGTCAGTGAGGGTGCGAGTGCAGGCGTCTTACGCCTCTGCGACCTAGGCGCAGTAAATGAATACCTAGGCCACTGCTATCAACAGTGTCCCCGCGACCGAGTAGACGCCCTACGCTGCACTATACAAGCCCTATGCGAGCCCGCCGGTATCGTATTAGATAGCGTCGAAGGCCTAGTATCATACACCCGCCCCGGGCAGTATATAGACAGCCTGCACCGCTTTATAACGACCCTCGTGCGCGTCGATGCCCTGTTTCGCGGCTTCTTTATAAACGAAGAGCGAGGATCGGCGCGAAAAAGTGCAAAAGGAGGTGTTAAGTGATTAACCCCACCCTGCTGTGTTCCTACTGTGCCCTGTTTAATGCACGCAGCTCGGCCATAATCGCGTCGAGCTTCACGTCGAGCCTATCCATCCGTGCATCGAGCTTGTCTTGGCGGGCGAGCAATGCGTCGAAGCGCGCGTCAATCTTTGCATCCAGCTTGTCGATGCGAGCGGTGTTGGCGGCCATAGCACTATCTAGCCGGGCGATATTTGAAGCCATAGCACTATCTAGCCGGGCGATATTTGAAGCCATAGCACCATCCAGCCGAGCGAACATGGCCAAGCCGAGCCCCGCCAGTGCCAGCCCTGCGCCAAGTATCCAAAGGATCATGCGGTTCTCTGCGCCTCGCACATCGGCCTTCGTGGCTAGGGCTGGGGTCAGTGACTCCCTATGTGCTTCGAGCACCGCGACTCGCTCCTCTAGTGGCACGGCGCGAGTGACTGGCTGCGAGGCTGGCGCGTGTGCAAAAGAGTGTGCGGGGATATTCGCGGTTTGGGCCATGAGGCTTACCTATGCGCCGCGCGCGCACTTACAAGCCCTATTGCCCCGAGTATATCGGGCGACGCGCGCGGCACTTTACGCGAAAGGAGGCCTTTAGTGGCGACTTATAGGCCCCCCAGTCTCGGCGGCGGCGGCGGTCGGCGCCGCGTGCAGGCCCCGCGACCGCGCGGGGCCGCTGGTAAGCCCCTGCCGCCCCTGGAGACGCGCCGCGAGTCGGCCAGCAAGCGCGGCTACGGCCACCGCTGGCAGCAGTGCCGCAAGCGAGTGCTCGCGCAAAATCCCTTGTGCGCCAGTTGCCTTAAAAAAGGCCTCTACGTGCCCGCGAGCCTTGTTGACCACATCGAACCGGTGCACGGCCCCACTGACCCGAAGTTCTATTGCTTATCGAACCTCCAGCCCCTGTGCCGCGCCTGCCACGCCGCGAAAACATGGGCGGACACCCGCGCCGGCAAAAACCGCCAGACTGTGCCCCCGCACGCCAAGCCGCGCGGCCAAAGTAGCCCTGCCCCTACTCCCCCCGCCATTAACCTCTTCTATGCCTAATCGCGACTACTCCCCCCCTCGCCGCTGTGCGCGCAACTCGGCGATGAGTGCATCGAACCGCGCGTCAATCTTCTCGTCGAGCCTCTCGATCTTTGCGTCGAGGCCGTCCATCCGCGCATCTTGGCGTGCCGCCAGTGTATCTATCTTCTCATCGAGCCTATCACTGCGCGCATTCATTGTGCGCATGTCGGCCCTTATATCTGCAAGGGCCGCGTCCGTGCGTGCTGCGGCTGCCCCCAAGGCAGCGTCCGTGCGAGCGGCGGCTGCGCTCAGTGCCGCGTCCGTGCGTGAGCCCGCGGCGGTGAGTAGCCCTGCGCCTGCGGCCAGTAGCGCGAGCGCGGCCCCCACTGCCCACATAATCATCCGATTCTCGGCCCCCTTTATATCGGCCTTAGTAGCTAGTGTGGGAGTGAGCGTCTGGCGGTGTGTTTCGAGCACAGCGACGCGCTCCTCTAGTGGCACCGCGCGGGCACTTGTGCCCGTGCTTAGTGTGGCATGCGTGAGCGTGGGGCTTGGGATTGCTTGTGCCATGATGAGGGGGCTTGTGCGCATGTCTGGCGAAAACCGCAACCCTTTAACCCTATCTGCATAACCTATCATGGGAGCACGAGGCCCACTACCCCGCAGTGCCAGCGGCCAAGGCGAGCTTACGCTTATGGCGATGGATGGCACGCCGATAACCCCGCCGCCCCTGCCGCCCCTGCCCGCGCCCGCCGAGTGGCTTGGGCAGCGGGCCAAGGTGGAGTATATGCGCGTGGCCGAGATGCTCGGCGATAGGCTCACTAGTGCCGACTACGGCCTCCTATGCGCCTATGCCCAAGCTTATGAGGAAATCGCCCTGCACAGTGTGGAATTGTCTAAAGAGGGGTACCACTTCGCGGGCAGCCGAGGGGTGGTGCAAAATCCCCGAGTAAAGGCCTTAGAGGGGGGGCGTAAGACCCTCATGGACTGCGCAAATGCGCTGGGGCTTACCCCTGCCAGCCGCTCGCGCATCGCCAGTATCCGCCCTGCGCAAGGGGGGGCGGGCTCTGGCGCGCCCAGCATCGGCGCGGTGTCCGACCTCTTACTTAGGGGCGAGTGGGGGAGTGGCCCCGGCCTCATGATCGATGGGGCCTGAAGTCCCGTCCTGCCCTTTGCTCCTGTGTGTGCGCCCCCGCCTCGCGCCTGCTTCTCTTACTTCGCCTACTTTTTTTCACTTTTTTTGCCATGACTACCACTGCCTCCCCTCCCTCTTATCCTGCCTGTTCCTCGTCAAACCCTGTCTATCTAAGCCCTAAGGAGCTGGGCTGGGAGCTTGCCGAGCTGGGTGTTCCCTCTTTTGATGAGCGTAAGTGCCGCCGACTGGCAAGTGTCCTAGTTGTCGAGCGGCCCGGTGCGGTGATTCGCGGTACCCACTGCCGCCTAGATCAGGCGGTGGACTGGCTTTTGCTTCACCCTGACTGGCGGCCCTTTGCTAAGGGAAAGGGGGGCGTAAAATGAGTGCGGCGAGCCCCTCACGTGTGCCGGTGTCGCCGGCGCGGACTAAGAAGCCTCGTGCGAAGCGCGGCACCCCCGCATGGTATTTGCGCAAGGAAGAGTTTGCCCTGATCGGTGAGCGCGATCCTGCACGCGCCTTTGCGCAAATGCTTATGGCTGCGCCCGCCGAGCACTGCCGCTGGGTGCATCTAGCCGTGCGGCGGCACTGTGCGGACTTAAAGGCGGCGGCCGAGGTACCCGAGGGCTTTCCCTATAGTTACGAGCCTGCGCTGGCTGTGCGCCCGATCCGCTTTGCGGCGCAGTTTCGCCTCTACTCGGGCGAGGGCCGTGGGAAGCCTTTAGAGTTACTGCCTTGGCAGCGGTTTATTGTCTCTCAGGTGTATGGCTGGCGGCTGCGCGCTAACCCGCACAAACGCCGCTACGCCTATGCTTATGTTGCCGTGCCGCGTAAGAATGGGAAGACCGGCCTACTGGCCCCCCTAGGCCTCTACCACTTGTGCTTTACCTCGCGCCGCGCGGTCTCCCAAGTCTACTCAGTGGCGACCAAGGAGGAGCAAGCAAAGCTGGTGTGGAAAGATGCCATACGGCTATTGCAGACCAACTCGCGCTGGGCGGCCCTGTTTCGCGTGCGCACCAAGCACATCGTCCATGTCCCTAGTGGCAGCGAGTGGGCCCCCCTCGGCTCGGATAGCCGCAGCCAAGACGGCCTGCGCCCCGATGTGGCCATTCTTGACGAGCTGCACGCCTGGCGCGACCGCATGCTCTGGGATGTTATCGACTCGGCCTTTGGTGCGGCCTACTCGCCCTTGCTCTTTCAAATCACTACCGCGGGCGTTGTCCTAGACGGCATCTGTCGCGAGCAGGAGGCTCGTGTGGTGGACGTCTTAAGGTCGGTCGAGCGCGGTCGCTACCGTGGTGTGAGTGGCGACCAAGCTCGCTACTTTGGCGCGATCTGGACGATTGATAAGGCCGATAAGTGGGATGACCCGAAGGCGTGGGCAAAGGCCAACCCCTCCCTCGGTGTGGTAAAGAGCCTGGAGGGCATGCAGGGCCTCGCGCAGGCCGCCAAGAAGAGCAGTGGGGCGCGGCGCGAGTTTTTGGTAAAACACCTTAACCAGTGGCAGACCGGCGCGGATACCAAGGCTTGGCTCGATCCGTATAAATGGGCCGCCTGCTCGCCCGGTGTGCCACTGTCTCAAGTGCAGTGTTGGGAGCGGCTGCGCGGGTGCAAGGTCTGGTGCGGGCTCGATCTGGCGAGTGTGGGCGACACGAGCTCCTTTTGTGCGATTGCCGAGGATCCGAGCGACCCTACACGGCTGTTGTGCGCGTGGCACTTCTGGCTACCTAGTGAGCAGATCGATGCGCGCAGCGAGAAAGACGCCCAGCCCTACGACCTTTGGGCGCAGGAAGGCTACTTGACGCTTACTCAAGGCGCGGTGACCGACGTCGCCCAAGTCGAGGCCGACATCGTCCAGACCGTGAGCGGCTATGCGCTACGGGTTGAGAAGTTTGCCTACGACCCCGGGCACGAGCAAGGTGTGGCCCAGCGGCTTCAGGACGCACACTCGCTGCCCATGTTTATGTGCGCGCAGCGTTACAGTACTCTTACCGGCCCGACCAATGAGGTTGAGCGACTGGTCGAGGCCGCCCGTCTCGACCACGGCGGTCAGCCTATGGCCGCCGCGCAAGCGGCCTGTGTCGTCCTCACTGAAGGCCCCTTCGGCGGGCGCACTCCCGCCAAGGGCCGCTCTCGGGGGCGCATTGACGGTATCGCCGCGCTTGTCGATGCGCTGGCGGCGCGTGCCAGCGACCTTGAGGAGGCTGCTCGGCCGAAAACCTTTGCGGTGTATTTCGACTAGTGCAAAGCGGGCCCGCGCGGCGGGAGCAGTTGCTGTAAATTGTCGCATTGCGAGTTGGCACCGCGCGGTGCGCGGGGTCTAGGACATGCTGTCCTTATGCGTAATGGGGTTATCCGGTTTTTAGGCGGCCTGTTTGGCCGCAGTGCGGCTGCTTCGCGTGCCGAGAAACGCAGCGGCGACCAAGGTACCCTTGCCGATCTACTCGGCGAGCGCGGCCCTATCGGGGCGGCGGTGACTTCGCAGACGGCCCTCGGCCTGCCCGCCGTGACGGCCTGTGTGCGGCTGCTCGGCGACATGGTCTCTGCGCTGCCCCTTGCGCTGTATCAGCGCACGCCTAGCGGCCCTAGGCTCTGCGCCGATCACCCCGCGCACTACGTTGTTAATTTCCCGGGTGAATTGCACCACTCCTTCGGTCTGCGCTCCCTTGTCATGACTGGCGTACTGCTCGGGGGTAATGGCTACGTGCGTGTGCATCGAGGTGCGCTTGGTCAGCCCGAGGAGCTTGAGTGGCTTAGCCCTCTGCATGTGCGCGTCGAGCGGCTGCGCGGCCACCGCTTCCTCTCCTACCGTATCGAGGGCGAGTCGGCGGTTTACTCCTCGCGCGACATCCTGCATGTGCGCGCCCTCTCGACCGATGGTGTGCGCGGCCTGTCGCCAGTGCGGCTGCTGCGCGAGAGTATCGGCACGGCCATAAGCCAGCGCGAGAAAGCCGCGCTGCTTATGGACAGGCGTATGGGGTTTGAAGGCGTCCTAGAAATGCCCCCCGAGGCCACGCCTGAGCAAGTCGCCCAGATGCGCGAGTTTTGGACGCGCCGCCATCAAGGTCTCGGGAATGCCGGGGTAGTGCCCATCCTCCAGGGCGCAGCGTTTAAGGCCATCGGCGGGATGAGTGCTGCGGACTCCGAGTTTTTAGAGAACCGCCGCTTCGAGCTCCAAGAAATCGCACGCCTGTACGGCGTGCCCGGCTTCTTGATAGGCGACACCACGGCAAGCACCTCGTGGGGCAGCGGCATCGAGCAGCAAAACTTGGGCTTCCTGCGCTACTCGCTTAACCCCTGGCTAATCAACTTCGAGCAAGCCCTTGGCGGCTGCCTATTGACCCGTGAGGAGCAGCGCAGGGGCTACCACTTTGTCTTCGATAGGGAAGAGCTCGAAGGCGCGTGGCTGCCCGCCCAAGCCTCCTTTGTTACTTCCATGCGTAACGCGGGCATCTTTAGTGTAAACGATGCGCGCGAGTGGCTCGGCTATGCGCGAGTGGGGGCACTAGGGGCCGATGACTACCAGATTGTGCCCGTGGGCGGCGGTCAGTTTGAGTCGCCAAGCCCGAGCACTGCGCCTTCGCCGCCTGCTGCTGGGTAGGCCCCTTTGCGCCTGCCTGTCCAGGCGCGTCGCGGGTTGTCGGAAATTGCCACTTTAGGAAATCGCCGTGTTGGCGCGCTGCGGTGATTGTTTTTACCCATGCAAGCTCCCCCGCCCCTTGTTCGTGAATGCCGCTACCTTTCGCAGGCTCCCGATCTGCGCGGCGTTAAGCCAAGCACTGCGCAGGGTGCTCCCACTGGGGGCCATGTGCGCGGCTACGCCGCCCTCTTTAATACCCGAAGCGAAGACCTCGGCTGGGCGGGCCACTCTTTTTATGAAGTCATCGAGCCCTGGGCCTTTGATGGGCTCGACTACGAAGGCGTCGTCGCCCTGTTTAATCACGACCAGAACCTCCCCCTAGCGCGCTGCGGCGCGGGGCTCGACTTGGGCGTCGATACGCGCGGCCTGTGGTACGAATTTGAGCTGCCTGATACCAGCGCAGGCCGCGACCTGCGCGAGCTATTAACCCGTGGCATTGTCTCCCAAAGCTCCTTTGCTTTTACCGTCGCTGAGGACGGCCAAGACTGGCAAGAGGAGGAGGTCTTGGGCGGCACGGTGGTTACCCGCACGATTAAGCAAATCAGTGCCCTGTACGACGTCTCCCTAGTCACCAGCCCTGCCTATGCGGATACCTCCGTAGCCCTGCGCGGCCTGTATGCGCATCGCGCCCAGTATGGTCAGCAAAAGCTCCCTTTAGTGGACGCAGCTCGTGCCCGCGCCCTCAGTGCAGAAGTCTACGCCCTTACCGGCCTGCCGCTGTCTAAGGCCTCCTAGTGGCCCTGCTTGATGCTCCCCGCTCTCTCCCTTCCTTAAATAACCCATCAGAGTCACATCCTATGTCTAAAGTAAAATCCAGTAACCTCATTCGCGACCTCAGCGAGCGCGCGAGCACGCTGCGCAAAGAAGTGCGCGATATTGATAGCTCTACGGGCGAGGGCCGCGATAAAATCGAAGCGATCAGCAAAGAGCTGGCCGATATCTCCGAGCGCATCAAAGCCGAGAGCCAGCGGCTGGCGGCCCTCTTTGCCGAGGCCGAGCATGAGCCCCTCAGTGAGGGCGAAGTGCGCGACCTCTCGCGCTTCGACTACGCCAAGGCCTTGCGCAGCCTCGTGCGCGGGAGCGCACTCGATGGGTTGGAGGGCGAGATTGCCCAAGAAGGCGAGCGCGAGCTGCGCCAAGCCGGCTTGCCCTTTGGTGGCGGCATCATGCTGCCACGAGTGCTCGTGCGCCGAGGCCGCGCGGGCGCACTCGAGGCGCGTGCGCGAGTCGTCGCCGACCCCGCCAAAGGCGGTGCGCTCGTGCGCGACGAGTGGCGCGTCGGGCTCCTTGACGACCTCTTTGATGCCAGTGTCCTTGTGCAGGCCGGAGCCACCGTGCTCGAAGGCCTTGAGGGCAACTTGCCGCTCCCGCGCATCCTTAGCGACGCGGGTGCGACCGAGTGGGTGGGCGAGCAAGGGGCCGCCAAAAAGCAAAGCCCCACCTTTACCGCCCCCACCCTCAGCCCCAAACGCCAAGCCGCCTATATCGACATCTCCGAACAGCTCCTCTTGCAGTCCGGCGAAGTCGTCGCCGCCGCCCTGCGGCGCAACCTCACCGGCAAGCTTGGGTCTCAATGCGAGAGTGCCTTCTTCCACGGCACGGGCACGGGGCAGCCTAGCGGTATCCTCACTACCAGTGGCATAGGTAGTGTCGCTGCAGGGGAAGTCTCCTTAAAAATGCTGGTGGACTTGGAGAGCGCAGTCGATGCGGGCAATGCCCTTACCGGCGCACTCGGCTACTTTAGTAATGGCGCGGTGCGCGGCGCACTCAAGCAGACCCAAATCGCCACCGGCACAGACAGCCGCCGCCTCCTTGAGGGCAACGCGGGCGAGGTAAATGGCTACCGCGCCCACTTTACCAACGCCATCTCGCGCACCCTAGGCAGCGGTAATGACGAGAGTGCGCTAGTCTTTGGCAACGCTGCCGACTACTTTATCGGCTACTGGGGCGGCCTACGCCTCGACCTCGAGCGCGGCCGTAATGAGGCGATCAACGGCCTCTACACCCTCGTCGCCAACCTCTATACGGACGGCGGCGCCGCCCGCCCCGAATCCTTTGCGGCCTGCACGCAAGTAAAGACCGCATGATAGAAAGACAGGTTATTATTGTTGTTTTGGGGAAAGTAATAACGGCGGCCTCGCCTCAAGGCGAGGCCGCCTAAAAGGCCGCAAAGCCCCCTGTTTCCTCCCGCAGCCCCCGCCCCGATGTGAATATTGCCATGACAGTCATCCCCTTAAGAAATATCCTCATAAACGGCGTGCACTGCGCCGCGCTTACTGAGGTCGAAGTCGATGAAGCTACCGGTAAAGCCCTAATCGCCCGCCGCATGGCCGCCGTGCCTAAGCAAGCCGGTGTGTCGCGTGCGCGCGCGATCGAAGCGGCCAAAGGCGGCCCCGTGGTCGCCGAGGTGGCGACAGGTGCGGCCCTCGCCCCGCCCAAGTCCTCTAGGCGAAAGGCCGCGCCTTGATTTTAGAGCTACTCGAAGCTCCTACTACGGAGCCCGTTTCGCTGGAAGAAGCCCTCGCGCACCTACGGCTCGGCACGCCCGAGGACGCGGTGCAGGTGCAGGGCCTCCTCCGCGCCGCACGCGAGCAAATCGAGGCCCGCACCGGCCGAGAGATCGCACAGAAACGGTACTCCCTCTACCTCCCGCACTGGCTGCCCGAGGAGTATACCGAGCTACCTAAGTGTCCGCTCCAAAAAGTCGAAAGGATCCGCTTCGTGCCGAGCTCGCACACAGGCCTCATAAGCAGTGGCTCCTACCTTAGCCTGTCGCCCAGCTACTGGCGCGTCGAGCCCTACGGCCCGCACGGGCAAAACCGCCTCTGGACGGCCCCGCATCAAGCCCTGCCCGCGCTCTTCCCTGACCGCAAAGCCGTGCAAATTGAGTTCGTAAGTGGCTACGCGGCGGGCCAAGTGCCCGGCGGCCTACGCATCGCTATACTGATGCTCCTGCGCGACCTCTACGACCAAGTAACCGAGCCTAACTCGGCGCTCGAAAGCCTCATCCTAAGCCACCGCCAAAGCGGCTTCGTTGCATAAGCCCCATGCCTGCTTACTCGCCCCAGCGCTGCGCACGTAGCTCGGCGAGCATCGCGTCGAACTTCGTATCGAGCTTATCAAGCCGCGCGTCGAACTTGGCCTCCAGTCGGGCCGTGTTTTCGTCCATCCGCGCCGCCAGCGCATCGATGCGGGCGGTGTTGGCCGAGATCATGGGCAGGATAGCCGCGAGCAAGGCTAGTGCTGCGCCGAATATCCAAAGCGTCATCCGGTTCTCTGCGGCGCGTACATCGGCCTTCCTTGCTAGCTCTGGCGAAGTGATATCCCAGCGCATTTCCAGTGCCGCCACGCGCTCCTCGATTGATGCGGCTCGCGGCGTATTATATGCGCTCGCGTGCCGCGCGGTCGCCCGCGTGCGGCGGTGTGTCGGTGAGGGCGTGGGCAGTGGCGCAGCTTGGGGCATCGTGCATACCCAACGCGCCGAGCTGTGCCTTCGCAACCCCTTTTATCCCCCTGTCTGCACGCTCCTATGACGCCCAAGCCTCAAAGCCCACTGGTAATCGTCCGCGGCCCCGACGGGGGCTTCTACCTTGTCCGCCGCCGTAGGATCGACTTTTTGCGCGACCCACGAGCGCGGCTGCTTGTCTTGGGCTTATTACTGACGCTCATTGGCGGCGTGTTCGCGCTCACCGGCTGCACCTCATCGCGCAGCCGCGCCCGCGTGGCCACGCCCACGGTGCTCGTCGCCCCCGAGAGCCAGGCCGCCCGCGCCCTCGAAAGCGCAATCGCCGCGCATGTGGCCCAAGCTGCCGAGGATAATCAACTCAATGCCCCCTCTTTGGCCCGTGAGGCCGTCAATTTGCACCTCCAAGCCGCACGGGTAGGCCTACCCCTGCCTGAGCTTGGCGACGCGCAAAGGGCCGCCGCGCTCTCCGCGGCGGCCCACTCTGGCGACGAGGCAAAGGCACAGGCCGTCTTTGGCGAAGCCCATGCCGTAATCGCCCGCCTCACAAGCGAGCACGCCCGCGAGCGCGAGCAAAGAGCCCTAGAGCTTGAGCGCGTAATTAGCACCTTTAACGCCGAATTAAAGGCCGCCCAAGCCGAGGCTCAAGCCCAAGCCCAACTGCGCATCACCCAGCTCTTCGCGCTCTTGGGCGCAGGCGTCTCGGGGCTCGGCCTAGTCAGTGCCGTCACCGGCTGGAGTAGGGTAGGGCTCAGCCTTGTCCCCGCTGGTGTCGCGCTCGGCGGCTCGGGGCTACTCTGGGGGAAGCCCTGGTTTCTCTACTCGGTCGGCGGCAGTCTCGCCCTGTGCTGTGTGGCCGTGGGGCTCTTATGGGCGGTGCAAGTGTCTCGCAGCCGCAAGGAGGCTCTATAACGAGCGCACTACAGCCCCCGCTAAATAAAAGAGCCGGTCTGCGACCGTGGGCGGTGCAAGTCTCACGCGCGAAAAAGCAAATCCTCTAATGAACATAGCCAACAACACCCTCACTTATTTGAAGGGTCATCCGGTGACCTGTGGCTTCCTTGGCATGTTCTCTGGCACCCTCGGCGTGTGGTTGGCCGAAAACGCACACGTCATCGCAAGCTGGAGCGCGAGCCTGCTCTCAATCGGCTCCTTCATTGTTATCTCCCCAAGAGTATTCGCACAGCTTCGCGAATACCGAAAAACAATCCGCCACTACCGCCGTCGATTGTGGGCCTGCTTCCTGCGCACCTACCGCTCTCGCAAACACAGGAAGGAGCCGCGGCACAAGTGACCTACGCGGCAAGCCTCTCACGCGGCGTGTTTTTGCTGCCCTTTGGGCGGCCTGCCTTTTGCGCGTTGCGCTTCTGCGCTGCCAGCTTCGCGGGACTGCGCGAGCGGCCCCCGATGCGGCCCAGAGCCGCAGCGGCCAAAGAGACGCCTTTGACTGGCGGCGGGATGGGCACGCCGCGTTCAAGGTCTACCTCGATATTAAGCTCCAAGACCTCGCGGCACATGCGCACGGCCTCATCGGGCGTTTGCCCATCGCCCTTTATCCAGTCCCAGCCGATCACCTCGGCGAGAAAGGCCCCGCCCGAGTTGAGTGCTTCGGGGTCGTAGTAAGTGCGAAACTCGTAGTCGTTTAGATTAATAGCCATGATGTTGAAGCTCCTTCTTAAATTGCCGGACTTGGTAGGGCTTGGCCTCCCCGTTTTCGGATTGCAGATGCATCGGCTCCCAGCCGTCTTGCTCGTAGGTGTCGTGACTGCCCTTGGTGCGTGTGTAAGAGTAGCCCACCCCTTTGACCGCGCCCTCAAAGTCGAGATTACGAAAGCGTGTTTCGGCGAGAATCTTCGCAACGGTCTTTTTCCAGCGGGCCATGCTTTGAGAGGAAATAGAACCGTTTCTATTTAACAAGCCCTAACTCGCTTTTTTGTAAAAATGATAAAGCCCCCGCCAATTATCCCTGACCAAGTCGCGCAGTACTTCCCGCCGCTTGAGCCCCTACAAGTGACCCGAGGGCCGACGGGCTCGCCCGTGCGCAAGTTCGGCACGCCGATTCAAATCTGGGTGGGCGAGCTTACCGGCTTCACATCGATGAGTGAAGCGACCGCCGGCGGCGCACACCGCGCCCAATTTGTCACCCGCTTTATCACCCGCTACCGGCGCGACTTTTTGCCCAATGGTCGCCTCGCGGTCGCGGGCAAGAACTACGAACTCACGGGCATCGCCCCCGCGCCAAACACCGCGCGGCGCACGTATCTGCACCTGCATGCGCTGGCGGCGAAGTGAAGCGTTGAACTACACCGCATTTGCCACTGCATCCTAAACATGCTTTCCGCTGCCGACCAGCTCTTGCGTGAGTTCCTAGATGGGCCGCCTGTGTGCCGCTTGGTCGGCACCGAGTTTGCCAAGCAAGCCAGTGGTGCCCAAGCTGCGCTTTATCGGCGCGTCGCGCAGTGGTATCGGGAGAATGGATATGCCGTGGTTGCTGCGCCCAAGATCGGCCCCGTGACGCTTGATGAGCGAGCGGTCACGCGCAGTATTCGCCATAGTAAGCGGCTTAACCGGCCTAAAGTCGTGGGGTTTGCCGCCGTGCCTGCGGTTTTGACGTATGGACGCATTCTCCACAGCGAGCCCTTGCGTGGAAGTAAGGACGACGGGCGCGTTCTCTACATAGGTGCACCGATACAACTAGCATTCACCGACTTTATCGCCGTGGTTATGGTTAAGAAAGACCGTCATGGCGCACGCATGTATCTACACAGCGTCATCGCCAAAGAGAAACTCCGGCACTCTGCACATACAAGCGGCGGAGACCAACCTGAAGGGCTGGCGAGCGACACGCAATTGGCAGAAAAAGCCGGAGTCGTGTGGACGTTGCTCGTGCACCTCTACACTGTCAACCCCGAAGTAGACTCTCGCATATGAACGCCAAAACTCGCCTTGCCCTGATTACTCGGCTTTCCCAGCACCCGCTTTTGGGAGTGCCGGAGGTGTCGCTATGGTTTGGCCACGCGCCCGACGAGGCCCCCCCGCCAGTGGTGCTCCTTAGCCTTGATAACGACAAGCGGCTACTCAGCCACTCGGGCGCGATCGGCCTCGCCGAGGCCTCGCTCTCCGTAGACGTGTGGGCAGCAGACGATGAGACCGCGATTAATCTGCGCGAAGCGGCG